GAGCTTTTACAATTTCTTCTTTGAAAGCCAATTTTTTCTTTTTAATATCTCTTGGCTCATCAATGTCCTCATCAAATTGAAATGTATCTTCAATTAAGAAATTTATTTCTTCCATATTTAAATGAGGTTTAGTCGTTTTATAATATTCTAATAATAAAGCATTATCATCTATATTAGAATAATCCGCGTTTAATCTAGCATAATCTTCTAGACTTCCACCTGTATCTTCCATAAACTTAACTAAATCTTTTAAGTTTTCTGGTACAACTACTTGCGGCTCAGGTTGTGTTTGCGCTACAGGTTCTTCAATTTTTTCTTCTACAACTTCTTCTTCTTCTTGCTGTATATCTTCTTCTTTTACCTCTTCAAGAACTACCTCTTCTTTTTCTTTAACTTCTTCGGTAGACTCTTTAGTTTCTTCTTGCTTGTTTTCTTCAGAAACTTCTTTGCTAGCGTCGGATTTGTCGCGAACAGGTATTTCATCTGTGCTTTGCTCTTGAACGGGCTCATTTTTCTTTTTTAATTTAATTTTAAAAGTACCTTCTTCGTTATCTAGCATTTTAGCTTTAACTTTAGGTTCTTCTTGTTTTTGTTCTTCATTAGAAGGTGTTACAGGTGTTTCTTCTGTTTTTACTTCTTGAATAACATTTTCTTGTTTTTCAGTGTTTTCCATGATATAATATTATATAATTAATAAATTACCTAGGCTCAAATTGTTCTAGGCCAAAACCTCCTAAATTATCAAATCCAGCTGATTCAAAATTTTTTGGTCCTGTGTCTTTTTTTCTTTGATCAATCATCTCACTTTGTTGAGTTGCTTGTATCTTAGTTCTTTCGTCTTTTCGATCTTCTTTTTGTTTTTCTCTTTCTTTTAATACATTGGCTTCAGCTTCCCTTAACTGCATATTCATTTGAAACTCAATTTGCATTAATTCTTTTTTAAGCTGCGCTTCTCTTTCAAGTTTTTGCATTTCAAGATTAGCTTTAACTTGCTCCATTTGAGCCTTACTTTCATTTAAAGCTTGTTGCTTTTGCATTTCAGCAACAGTAGCTCTTTCAGCAGCAGCCGCGTTAGCTTGCGCTTGAGCTTGTATATTTTGTTGTGCTACTTGTTGATCAAGAGCTTGTTTAGCTTTTCTTCTTATTTTTAATAATTGATTAGCTAATTTTATATTTCTAACTTCACGTATATCAATAGCATCTTCTAAGTTTATACTATTTTGTTGCAAAGCCATTTGTATATTATTTTCTAGCCTAGCTTTTTCTTCTTCATCAGGTGCTAATTCTAAGAATATACCAAAATCATGTAAGTGTAAATTAGCCATTTCTTTTAATGTACCAACATTAAATTTACCTAATGATTTTATAAATGCTTCTTTTGTCGGTGAATATTCTATAACATCTGATATTCTCATAGCAATACACTCTGCTAGTGATAAAGTTATATATAAACTACCTTGTAATATATGTCTAGTTGCAGTATTGCTATTTGCAGCTGCGAGCTTTTGAACACCTACTAAAGCGTTTTTATCTGGCATACTACCATCTCTAGCTTCATTAAGCCCAGTAACATCACGCATCATTTGTAAATAATAATTATATGTATTTATTAATGATGCTATTTTACCATTTTTACCACTAGAATTTATTTCAGTAACTGGTCTTATACCTCTGTTCATATCACCATCTTGTGTCATCGATCTACCAATAACAGAACCAGTTTGGAAATACATATTTAAAGCTTCTTGTGGATTATAGTTTGTACCATTACCTAAATCTATTTCAGCTAAAGCATCAGCATCTAAATAAACACCGTCTGGCACCATTTTAGACATTACTTGTTGTAGCTTTAAATGCGTAAGTTGTATCATATCTGCAAAACCAGTTATACGACTTACTAAACTTTCAATACGACCTTCATACATGCGAGGAGCACACATACTATAACTCATAACAGCTTTTGTAGTATCAGCTTTAGGTCTTATCATATTTTTCTTTAACTCCCATTTTAAAAGTTTATCTGAACCACTACCTAATATTTTAGCTCCTTCATATATAACTTCTATAACTCTTTCAACTTTTTCAAAGTCTTCGTTTTTAGGTGGATTAAAACCACTATCTTTTTTAATAGCTCTTTGACCACCTGTAGATGTATTCTTTACTTTATATACTTCGCTCATATAAGTTTTATATTCAAAATATAAAACACTTATAGCGTTACTATCATCACCTTTTTTATTTACTACAGTTCTTTTTCTATATGCAGTTGAATAACCTCTATATCTTTCAATATCTTCATCTGTTACTTCTGGAAACTGTTTTTTAAGTTCGTTAGCATATATTTGTTTTACTTCACCAACATAATATATATCATCAAAATAAGGTGAATCAGTATAAGAATAAACTAAATCAGCTGGATCAACATATTCTATTTTAATACCCTCTGATTTATTAAATGAATTTTTTACAGCACCAATACCTATAGTAACTAAATCTTGATTTACTCTTTTAGATAAGTATTCATATTTATTAGCATCAAAAATACTATTAATAGCTTCTTCTTCTGCTATCTCAATGCTTTGTTTATAATCAAGCTGCATATGAAGCTGTAGTTCTTCATTAGACTGTGGTAGTTTTGCTTGATCAGTTTTATACATGTTTATACCAAACTGCTGCGCTACTTGATCGTTAAAACCTTTAGCTTGCATATCTGATACTATATTTTGAACATAATCAGTTCTTTCTTTTATAGCAGCTGGATCTTGTGAGTATGCTTTAAT